ATAATTATGACGCGATGGTTAACTGCCTTTCATAGTCTAACAACCTCTATTAACTCCTTCACCTGAACCCCTTGTCCCACCTGCATTAAGCTCTCATTACCACCCAATATCTATTTATGCTATCCAGCCTTTACTGACGGTATTGTTGCCGGTATTACCTTTAGGGTATACCCTCTGAGTGTCTCCGATACCGTCATCATGGCAGGGATACTGTGCTCACAGATACCAAACTGAAAAACCTCAAACCTCGCGATACTCTTTACAAAGTTGCTGATCGCGATGGCCTCTACGTTGCCGTTACCAAAACAGGTGTTATCTCCTTCCGTTACGATTACCGGATTAATGGCCGCCGTGAAACACTCACTATTGGTAAATACGGTGCCGGCGGAATTACACTGGCTCAGGCGCGAGACGAGCTTATTGCGGCAAAGAAGCTGGTTAATGCCGGTATATCCCCGGCTTCGCAAAAGAGAGAAGGAAAGCGATTAGTCAAAGACGCTGAAACCTTTTCCTCGTTCATCGAAAAATATATGCAGCATGTGACGCTGGCAGAAAGCACCAGGGCTATGAAGGAGGCAATCATCCGGCGCGATATTCTTCCAGCGCTTGGTCGGAAGGTAATGGCAGAAATAACGCCGTCAATGGTTAGGTCAATGTGCGACCGTATTCTGGAGCGCGGAGGTAACGCCACAGCGATACAAGCTCTGGAAATGGTGAACAGCGTATACCGATTTGCAAACGATCGTGGACACCAATTTGTTAATCCGGCACAGGGCATCAAACCAAAAACGCTGGCGACATTCAGGCCCCGTGAGCGCAGTTTATCTCCGGAAGAAATGGGGATTTTTCTGCGCGCCCTTGAAGGCACCACGGCAATGGCAACTATGAAGCTGGCTGTTCGCCTAATTGCTTTAACGCTGGTGCGCAAAAGCGAGGCATTGTTGGCGCACTGGGATGAGGTCAATCTTGATGGCAGGATATGGACAATACCGGCACAGCGCATGAAGGGTTCACGACCGCACGTGATTTATCTTTCCCGCCAGGCTATTTCACTGATGAAAGAGATGAAGATCCATAGCTGCGGAAGCGAATTGTTGCTGCCTGGCCGATACCGCTTGGACAGACCACTATCAAACGCAGCGCTGAACATAATGCTTCCAAATATCATCGAACGTGCTGCGAAAGCGGGCGAGAAGATATCTCACTTCACCATTCACGATTTGCGCCGTACTGGCAGCACGTTGCTTCACGAAGCTGGATACCCGTCAGACTGGATAGAGAAAGCACTGGCGCATGAACAGCGCGGGGTGAGGGCGGTTTACAACAAAGCGGAGTATGCACGCCAGCGAGAGTATATGTTGCAGCAGTGGGCCGATATGCTGGATAACTGGAAAGCCGGAGATCATTACGACCTGGTGCCTTTTTCTCCGGCAAAGTTCGAGAAATGGATGGAGGAAAAATAACCCGCCGTAGCGGGTTATGGCTCTAACTTAAAATCATCATCCCACAGCGAGAAAGTTTGCATCCTGTTGTGGGAGAGGATGTATGAGATCCCGTCAGACATTGAGCTTGGGCGCTCAAACTCAAGCATAAAAACATCGTCGTAAGCACGCCCGAGCCACCACCCTCCGCCATACTCCCGCGCGCGCTGAATTAACACCCAACGCCCAGGTGTAATTCTGTAATATTCTTCGCCGCGGTAAATGACCAGGTAATCGGAATCCTTGCTCATGCCCATCACCAAAATATAAGCTGTATGCATATACAGTAAAATGATGGGCTCAGTCTGTCAATTTATCAGATGAATGTGTCCGCCGGTTCCCCATAGCTGGCTGCGGCCTCGTTTGCTTCGCGCCGCAATACCAGGAAGTAGCCTACCGGGTCCCACGCTTTGATAATGGCGTCCAGCTCTTTCTGGCTGTGCCACGTTGTCAGGCGTTTTTTGAGAGCTTTTGCGCATGCCGTGACATTGGCGCGCGTCGGGCCCGCCAGTTTCATGCACAGACACATAGTGATGAGCAGGTCGGAATACTCATCAGAAGCTTTCTTCAAAACGGCCGGGTCAATACGCTGTTGCATCTGCTGGATATGGTGCTTCTGGCTCATGCTTTTTCCTTCTTTTTTGCCTTATCTGCTACCGCGCGGCGGCGCTCGATACCCCGAATTAAACGCTGCGCTGCGTCCTCGCCAGGGCCGCGCCGGGAGTCACCCAGCGCGCGAATAACGCTTTCTCGCTCATAGCGATCACAATCAGCGCGCGTCATGCTGCCACCGATTTAACGACCGGGATTGCGCAGCCCGGCAGCAACTGAACCGCCGGGCCTTCGCACTGATTTCCCCACACGTCAAAACCGTGCGAAGACTGGCGAGCGAACAGCTCAATGCGCGGCACATCGCCCAGCAGCTGCACCAGTTTTTCGCGCACGCAGTCCGGTTTCTGCGAGTGTGCCAGGCGCGGCGCCGTGAATGACTGGATGATCCCGGCATTCATGCGCTCAGGTAACTTGCCGCGCACGGCAAACAGGCAGTCTTCGCTGTTGGCGCGCGTCATATGACCCATTCCCATTACGAGCTTGTCAGCCTGCCGGCTGCCGCATTTGTTCCATGTGAAGCCCTTCATGGTCATCAGGCGGAATCCCCACGCCTCGACAACCTTCAATGCTTCGACCGGCTGCGTCGGCACCCACCACATAGCCAGCAAGCAGTTTTCAGCTGCCAACTCCCAGACCGGAAGGCGGCAGATATCCTGCACGTCCATGACGGGATATTTGAACCCGGCGCCGCGGTCGCCGTCGGCCGCTTTGTCTCGGTATGACCATGGCGGATCTGCATAAATCAGGGTGTATTTACCGGTCATGCTGCCGCCTTTTTAATCTGGTTGTGAAGCGCTTCGGCGATCCGCTGCGCTTTTGATGGGTTGGTGATTACGCTGCCGTCGGGAGTAATCCAGCCGCGGCGAACCGGTGAGTACATCATCAGGACGCTACCGACCTGAATATCATCGTGCAAATTGGTCATAGCAGCCCCCACATATCTGTTATCTGGCCCGCATTAACGCCGCAGTAATGCTCCCGGCGCGCGCAACCGCGCGTAATGCAGCGCTCGCGGCGCATGGCGATCCGCTGGCGCTCAACGTCGCCTACGGCGGCATCCAGGCATTTCAGCCAGAGCCCCGCTGCAACACGGAACAGGCCTTTCGCCTCCAGCTCCAGCGCTCTCTGCTCAATGGCCTGCGCGGCTGGAGAGGTTGCCACCTGCGGTCCCAGGCGGCGGGTAACGTAATTTTCGTGGTAACGCTCAAGCCGGGTTTTCGATTTCATTTGAGCCATCCATCCTGAGTGAAAATTGCCGCGATGAGGTACATCCATGCGGCGATACCGGCCAGGTACCAGTACAGACCTGACCATTTTTTCCAGTGCCTGGTGATGGCTGTCATGCAGCGCTGCTCACCGGGCGGAAAACTCGCTGCTCAACCGGAGGCTTTTTTCCACCGAACACCGACGGGCTTTTTGCCTTACGCTCTTCGAGCCATTCGCTGATCTCGTCAGCATCCCAGGCGCAGCGTTTGTCAGTGATGTACCAGCGCTTCGGGAACTCGCCTTTTTTCTCCAGCGCATCGATAGTGCTGATCGACAGCGGGACAACCTCTAACAGCTCTTTCTTTCCGTATGCTCGTTTCATTTTTTTCTCTCTTAGCAGGTGGCGGCGCGCCGGGCGCCGCGTTTGATTTCAATTACTGCGCTGCGGTCATTTCTTCGCGGCGCAAGGAATAAACGTCGGTGGCTTTATCGAGATGCTCCTGATGGCTCGCCAGGCGCTTTGCAACAGCTGCATAGGTGGAATCAAGATCGGCTACGTCACTCGCGTTACCGGCGTATTCTGTGAATCCAGCCAGCAGCTCGTCAGGGGTGCGCTCATTGCGCGGGCGGTGCTGAGCCGCTGGCGCGTCCTGTTGCGGCGCTGTCTTGCCAATCAGGCTGTTCACGCTGCGGGCGTCGACGGCCGGCGGCGTGATATCGCGCTCAACGCGCGGGCGGCTCTCTTCCAGCTCGTCAGGGGTGTAAACACCGAGCAACACATCGGGCGCATGCAGACGAGCCCAGCGCTTCGTGCAGAGGTAGGCCAGCTGCTGGCGCGGATCGACTTCCCAGTTTGGCGAGTTGCGCACGCCAGCCTGCGCCATACTGATAGTCAGCTCGCGCGGTTCGGTTTCACCCTTGAGCGTTGCCCACACGGTTACGGTGAGGTTGGGGGATTTGTCTGTCTTACCGCTCACTTTCGACCAGTCGCCATCCCAGCGGTAATTCAAACGAGTAGCCAGCAGGCTGGATGACGAGACAACAGCGTTGACCAGCTGCGCCTCATAGCCCAGGGCGCCGTTAACGACGTGTGTTTTCTGCGCCACAGCAAACGGATTCATGCCCCACTGCGCCGCCTGCATTGTCACTGCCAGGCAGTCAGCAGGTTTACCAGCCAGATGCGCAGGCACGGTCGCCTTGCTCTGCGCCATCAGGTCAGCGAAGCGCACCAGTTGGTTGAGTCCTTCCGGGCTGAAAATCGCCGCAGCGGTGCCAACGGTGGCGCCAGGCTGCGCGGTTAAAGTGATATCGTTGCTCATGCGTACATGTCCTGTTTACGTGCCCATTCCGGGCGTTTAATGGTTTCAATACCGCCGACTTCGTCGCTGGTGCGGTACTGGTGATAAGCGGTCAGGTCGCGCCGGAACAGACGAAAACCTTCGTCTTTGTCGTAAGCATCCAGTTCGAATACACGAACCGGATAGCGGCCGCAGTCGATCGACTCGCTGAGGGCGATGAAAAAGAAGCTGTGCGGCTCGCCGGTCGTCTGCTTTGCTCCCTCGCAATACATCGCGTCCTGCACGTGATATCGGAACTCGTCGATGTGTCGCGCGAATCGTGACATGTCACTGACCTTTTTCACGTCAGCCATCACGGGGAACTGCGCGAGACGCTTATCGGGACGAATGCGGCACAACTCGCCTGTCTCTTCGTCAATCCAGTAGTGCGATGCCTCGCAATCGCCTTCCTGTTCAAGCAGCCAGCGCGCCGCCGGGTGAGCAAAAGCGCTGTCGCGCATCAGCTCCAATTTCCGGCCTTCTTCGGCGCTCATGATTGTCATGCCCATTCCGGCAACCTTGTTCAGGAATGCTGCCTCTTCCTCCTTTCCGGCATTGCTACGGCGGTTAAACTGCGGCGCCACAATGAAGCGCTTGTCGAATTCTTCCGGCTCCAGCAGCAGGCAGTGCAGGGCGGTTCCCATATCCAGCGCCTGGAGCTTTTCGGTATCGACCGGCGCATTTCTCTGCCATGCCAGCAGCGCCGGGTTGATTGCCACCAGGTCGAGCTGCGACTTACTAACGCCGTCACCGGCGTGGTAGGCCTCGTTTGAGATGTCGCGGTAGATGCCCGGCCTCACGCTGCATCCCTCGCGCTGTCGATCTGGTCAGCCATATCCCAGCGGGCGGCGACGCCGGAAAGCTCGCGTAGCAGCGCGCCGATGATTTCCGTGGCTTCAACGTCTTCAAGCACATGAGTGATGATCTCGTTGCGCATGCCAGCAGCCTGCCAGGATTCGCGGATCACTTTGTTCAGCGCGCTATTGCTCAGCGCCGCGTCCAGCTCTTCCTGCCGCGCTTCCACCTGCTTGCAGATGCAGTAATCGGTGGACATTTGCTCGATGATTTTTTCCATCTTTCCAATCTGTTGAAGGTTCATTGTGAGTACCCCGTTAATCGTTCAAACCCGGCTTTCACCATCTGCTCAAAGTTCATCGTGAAACCTTCACGCGGCTTATCGACAGATACGAAACGCCATTCATAACCATTTGCCTGGCGGTAAACCCGGTACGGCCTGCCGTTCACATCGACCGTCGCCTCAGGCGCGCATTTCTCTTTCAACACTGCGGGCCTCCCTGGTTATGAATGCCCACTCGACCGCCTCGCGCAGCGTTCTGAATTTCCAGCTCATCAGCCCGGAAATCGTCACGCAGTGCCAACCGTTTATGATTCTCCACTGCATTTCCGCACCTCAAATGTTTACCAAATTGGTAATACTTTTGGTTATAGGTAACCCGGAACGCGTCCGGCGATGGGTAATCAGAGAGTTTTTACCGCCTCAATGTTTACCTTTAAGGTAATACTGAACCGGTTTTAAAAGAGAGTCAATAGATAGTGAGAGAAAAAATTACCAAAACGGTAACTATTCTTCTTTGGGCCTGAACGGCTCTTGAGGATTTGGGCTGTGTGTAGTTGTGCTAACGCGGCGTTTTACGCCTGCTTATCGTTCTGGTTCTGAGACATCACGAAATCAATGAACGTGCGGATCTTGTCTTTTTCCTGCTGCGGCAGCGCCGCGTACAGTTTGTGGTCGTAACTGATAAGGCCCGGCGCTTCCGGCGGCAGGATCATTTCATACGCCTGGCGCCCGAACGACTCTGCAATCGCTGCCAGATTATTGACGGAGATGCTGCTCTCGTTTCGCAGCAGGCGGTTAATTGTGGCCTGACTGACGCCGGAGGCGGCCGCCACTTTCTGCTGAGAAAGCCCATCGGCGTCCATCCACTTTTTGAGAATGCTCGCGGCAAGCTCGCTGGTGTTCGTCGGGCCAGTATCGCTTTCCTGGTTTTCCAGCATATTAGCGAGCTGGTGATCGACGTCCAGCCAGTGCGATTCGACTCGTGCGGCTTCTTCAATGCGCCTGGCGACCTTATCGCCGATATTCTTCGCGCCGCTCTCCCACCGGGACACCAGGTTCTGCTGAATCTCCAGCCGCTCCGCCAGGCGGATCTGCTTGCCGTCGAAATAACGCCGCAGAATTTCCTTTAAATTTTCTCGCCGTATCTCATGAATACTTTTCATTTCTATTAAATTATCTCTTTTTTGGATTGTTAACTTATTAAATTAAAAGAGATATTACCAAAAAGGTAAATGCACCAAAAAGGTAATAATGTTTGATTTTTACACCCAAAAGGTAATAATCTTGAGGTAAATAGATACTGTGAGAAAAAAATTTATGGCAATCGAGCAGAAATTTGATTTCAAGAAACACTGGCTGAGCCTGGACCAGGCGGGCCGGGAGGCGTTCGCTCTGGATGCCGGGACGACAGCCGGGTACATCGCTGCGCACTACTGCGGGCGCCGTAAGACGCCGACTAAGGCACGGATGGAAAAGCTTTTTAAGGCGTGCAAGCAGCGCGGCTGGCTGACCAGTAAAAACGACCTGGTCCAGTTCTTCTACAGCTAACGCCCACACCACAGACGCAAAGAGGCTGCCTTATGGCGGCCTTTTTTATGCGCCAAATACCATAAAGGTAATATTTATCCGTTTACGGTTGATCTTTTCGTGTGCTCAGGCAAAATTACCAAAGATAAATAACAAAGAGGGCGACGAAATGGAGCGTATCACCCAGGCGGAAGCTCTGGATAAAGGTCTTACTCGCTTCTACACCGGCCGGAAATGCATCCACGGCCATTACAGCGAGCGCTACACCATCAGCGGCGAGTGCGTGCAGTGCAACAATGAGCGGGCTAAACGCGCAGCTCAGGCGCGCTCACAGAAGCTTAAAGCCGCCCGAAAGGCACGGGAGGCTGCGTGATACATTTTCACGGCGGACCGATTACGCCTGACACATGTGCGCTGAAAGCATGGAAAGGCAGACACGCCTTCATCTCCTTCGCTAACCCAGGCCAATTATCTCTGGCCAGCGAAGTCACCCAGTCTTTCGCGCTGGATAACGGCGCATTCAGCTTCTGGACGAAAAAGCGCGTTGTTAACTGGAATGACTACTACGCATTTGTAGGTCAATGGATGAATCACCCTCGCTTTGCTTTTGCTGTTATCCCTGACGTGATCGGCGGCACTGGTGAAGAGAACGATGCGTTAATTTCCGAGTGGCCGCACGGCAAGTTTATTGGTGCGCCTGTTTGGCATATGAACGAACCAGATGAGCGCTTTATTCGTCTATGCAGCGAATTCCCGCGTGTGTGTATCGGCAGCATGGGGGAATACGACGCTAAAAGGCCGCGCCGCTGCGTTGCGCGACTGCGCGATTTAATCAGGCATGTTGTTGATGAGCGCGGATATCCGGTTGCGAAGCTGCACGGCCTTCGGATGCTTAATCCCGATATTTTTCGGCACATCCCGCTGTCGTCAGCGGATAGCACGAACGTCGCGCGGAATATCGGAATAGACAAATCGTGGAATAAAAGCGCGTATGCCCCGGCAAGCAAAGAAACCCGCGCCGCAGTACTCGTCGAGCGAATTGAATCGCTAAACAGCGCCAGCGCACTAAATTACGACGCCGACCGAGACCGGTTTACTCCACAGCTAGCTTTTGAGATATGAGAGGTTTTTATGGCGCGCATCCGCACAATTAAGCCAGAGTTCTGGACTGATGAAGATCTGTCAGAGGTGTCAGAGGCAGCCTGTCTGCTGGCTATCGGGCTTCTCAATTACGCCGACGATGAAGGCTATTTCAACGCAAACCCGAAGCTGGTTAAGGCCGCTGTTTTCCCGATACGGGAGCAATCCGGTAGCATTCCGGTACTGCTACAGGAGCTTTCCAGCGTGGGTTATATCAGCCTTTTTTCAGGTGCCGACGGGAAGATCTACGGGCTTGTGAATAACTTTCTCAAGCACCAAGTCATAAACAAGGCAAAGAAGAGTGTAATCAAAGACCTATGCACTATACCGTATGAGTACGGTAATAGTACGGTACAGCTACCGCCTGGAATGGAAAGGAATGGAAAGGAACAGGGAAAGGAAAACCCCCATATAGCGCGAGAAGAATTTTCAGCTGTGGATAACTTTCACGGCAAAACCACATCGCAAGAACCTGACCCCGGCACCGGAAACTTTGTGATGGATGGTTACGTGCCACCAGGCGGTTCCGGGCAAATGGGTAAATTTGCGATATCTCCGGACTGGAAGCCCGACCCCGATTTCAGGAAGCAGGCCGCGATATGGGGCATCCAGCTGACGAAAGAGGTGACCCCTCAGGAGCTGGCATCGTTCATCGACTACTGGCATGCAGAGGGGAAGGCGTTCCACCACACCCAGTGGCAGCAGAAGCTGGCGCGCAGTGTGCAGCAGAGCCGGAACCGAGTTAACGGCAGGGCCGGGAGAGACGTTAACGCGATACCAGAGCCGGAAGACGAGATCCCTCCAGGCTTCAGGGGATGATTTTTGTTGCGTGATATGTTTACCAGAATGGTAATTTTATTTATCTGTATCGCTTGAAATCTATTCGTAAAAGTATCAGTATTACCTTTAAGGTAAAGGCTCAAGGAAACCAACATGGGCGTGATTATCGGGATTGACCCCGGCTGTAGCGGGGCGCTTGTGGCTGTAGACGAAACCGGCGAATACGTGGCGCACCTGAACATGCCGACCATCAAAGTCGGCAGTAAGGCGAGGGTTAACGGCGCGCAGCTGGCGGCCTGGCTTCAGTCGTGGAGCATCAGCCATGCGTATCTGGAGCAGGTCGGCGCCATGCCGGGGCAGGGAACCGCGAGCATGTTCACGTTCGGGCATGCAGCAGGCATCGCCGAAGGGATTCTGCAGGGGGCTCACATCCCCTACACGCTTGTGACGCCGCAGGCGTGGAAAAAGGCCGCTGGCCTCATCGGCAGCGACAAAGACGCTGCGCGGAGCCGGGCAATTCAGCTCTATCCGGCACTCCGCGCGCTGGACGTAAAAGCGAATGGGCAGGCCATCGCCGACGCGCTGCTGATAGCGCGTCACGGCTTAAAACTGAAGTCCTGATTTGTCAGACAATTAAAAAATCTTTGAGGATGAATTATGCACAGTGAAAACAAAGAGTTAGCGAAAGCGGGGCATGAGCTGGCGAAGTGCCTCGACAGTGAGCCGCTGCTGGATATCGCGAAGCTGCTGAGCAAGATGGCGACTCAACTCGACGTTACCACCGCGGCGCTGCGCGAAAAGACGAAGCAGTGCGAGCAGTTGGCGGCGGAGAATACGGCGCAACGGGAATTTATAGCCACCTGCTTCCATGCCGCTGGAGATGGCGGTGATATGGATGGTGCAGATATACAGGCATTAGGTGAGCGCCTGGGGCTGTTTGGCCGCGAGACCTATCAGCCAGTGATTCATGGATACATCTGCGGCCATGAACCGGGAGAAGACTCGGTTTACGTGATGAAGAAAAACTCAGCCACCGACGCATTCCTGCGCGAAGTGCGGGCCAGCGAGCTTGATAGCCTATGCGGTGTGGCTGAAACAATGCTGGTCAAATTTGCAAACCAAAACGCTTCACAAATTCTAGAGGCTAAGGGTTGGGAGATGATTCGCCAGCAGACCAGTAAGCGAGCCGCCAAGCTGCGTCAAGGCGGTGCCGCATGAACGTAGCAAAACTGAAAGCGGCGGCACTGGACGCTACGCCGGGGCCGTGGGTAGAAACGCGCGGTGAGGTTACAACTGCTGATTACGAGGTTGAAGTGGGCGTTCACCTCGACCACATCTGCAACTGCGAAATTATCGGTACAGAAAGCCCGAATGCCGAGTTTATCGCTCTCGCAAACCCCGCCGCCGTGCTTGAGCTGATAGCAGCGCTGGAAGCCGCAGACAGGCGTAACGCTGAACTTAATTCAACGCTCGAACGCTGGGCGACAGACAGAGCACAAAGCGCCAGTGAACTGGAAGCCGCTGAGAAGCGCAATGCGGAGCTGGACGAGCGGCTGATCCGCTATGCAGGAATTGCAACTCGCCGCGCTGAACACGTCGCCGAGCTTGAGAAGCGAGTAGCTGAGCTTGAGGCGCGGGCAGTTAAGCTGCCAAAACGCAGTGTAGGTGAAGTGATGCGTCTGAGCGGGTTTAGTCGTGAATACGCCGAGGGTTGGTGCTCCGGTAACGACAATGCACGGCATGAGATTCAATTAGCGGGCATCAATCTTGAGACAGGGGGTGAAGCGTGAGCGAACTTAACGAACTTATCGCCAGCGAAATTGCAGATTTTTTCGCTGGATTCGGTGGGCCGGGTGAGCCGGATATTCAGAGCGGAGAGGCGCAACGTTTGTTAACAGAGCGTGTGTTGTCTGTGCTGGCGCTGCGGGAGCGGGCGGAGCCTGTGGCGGGTAATGCTGCCGAATTTGGCGACGCATACCAGGGCGCGCGCGAGGATTTGCAAATCTGGAAGCGTCGCGCCCTTGAAGCGGAGGGCGAAGCCCGGCGACTGGCCGAAATTAACGATTATTTGGTATTGCAAGCCCAGGGCGAGCACCGCTTTGGTGAACCCGTGGTGCGAGAACCAGGTGCGCTGCTGCATTGTGCTGAACAACTGCACAATGGCGGTACCGCGCTCTACACCGCACCGCCCGCGCCGGTTGTGCCTATGCAGCCGCTGGTTATTGATGCCAAGGGAACGCTTCGATTTAAAGAAAACCCTATCGTCAGGAAGTTACTGGATTACTCCACAGGCCATGGTTATGGACTCAACGAGATGGTGCTGGAAAAGTTCGATGCAGAAGATAGGATGCAGTTGGCTCAGCTTATAGGCTACAGCCTGTCAGGGTACGGATCGCTGTCTTACGTAACTGATGAGTCCTATGCGCGCGCCGCCGTGCTCGCAGCGCCGGGCAAAACATTAGGTTCCAAGCATAAAGATGTTTATCTTTAATTTTGTACAGTGTGTTTTTATAGTGTGGCTTTGAAATTTTAAATATATTCTTTATGAACATTGACTATTTGTCATTGTAGGCAGAATCTTGGTTTTTTGACATGAGGGAGGGCTATAAGAAATGAGTTGGCACCACGGTGATTATATCAATTTGATTTCAGCTTTGGGTGGTTTTGGTTCGGCATTATTCGCTGCTTATGCAACTCTTCAAGCAAAGAAATCAACTGAACTCTCAAGACAATCTCTAATGCGCTCAGAAAGGCAAAATGAAACCTCACGATTAATGGATGAGCTGGTTCGATTAGCTGAAAGATGTAATGCATGCATAGGCGAAGACAACCACGTCATCCAAAGTCTTGATGCTCTCAATGAGCTTGTCACAGCATGCTGGTATGCAAGACTTGCTTTAAAAGAAGCTGATATTAGTGAAAAAGATAACAAGATATTAACTGATTTTTTCATTCGACATTTAAGACCGGGTGTGAATGGTGAGTTTGAGAATGGATATGTTGTACTGAAATATGGTATGTCACCTGGAGACAAAGATTTGCGCATAATTTATAGGGAGATTCAACAGTTTCTTGACTTGGATGATCCTGTGGAAATACCAGAGCCCAAATAATGCTCCTTTGACAATCAATTGAGCGGTGCTTTTTATGTGTGTATATGGCAAAGTCCTCTGCAACACAAACACCGCTTATAAATTGCAGCTCTAATTATCTTGAAATGGATGTACTAAAATGCCAATCAAATAGAGATTTTACGAGTAAGTGTCTCTAGCTACAGATGATGATGAGTGTATACAAAAAATGAATGGCGCGCTAAGGTCGGTATAATAGCTATCTTAATATTTCACATGGTGAAGGTATGAAAATAAATCAGGACTACATCAAGGATCTGCTTTGCGCTTTTGAGGATACGGAAGGGCCGGATACGCTGCTAACCGAGCTTGAAGCTAAGGGCTATAACCGAGATGACAGCGACTTCATTTTCCATATGCGGCTGCTGGCTGACAATAAGCTGATCGAGCGTGTAGATGGCAGACGCGGGTTTGGTCACCTCATCAGGTGCTCTTTAAGTGATCATGTCTATTACTGGATGATTACTCCTTTAAGACTTACTGCCAAAGGCCATGATTTTTTATCTGACATACGCCAAAAGGAAGTGTGGTCCGCCATAAAAACAAACTTTAAAGAGCAAGGGCTTTCCACATTAACCTCCGTAGCCAAATCGCTCGCTGAAGGATTTGCAAAGAAAAAAGTCAGGGATATAACTGGCATTGATATCTGAACACCGACCGCCTCTACGGCGGTTTCTTTTTGTGTGATAGTATTACCAGAATGGTAATATTTTTGAGGTTGATATCATGGCCGAAGGCGCGGGAAAGCGAAAATCTACAAAATTTAAACCGTTAACGGATATGCAGGAGCGCTACTGCCAGGAATACGTGAAGACGCCTGACGCGCAGGGTCAGGCAGCAAAGCGCGCCGGGTTCTCGTCGTATGACAACGCCGCCATGCGCATGATGAAGGATGACCGTATCCGCGACCGCATCGCCGAGCTGATGGAAGAGCGCAACAAGCGCCTGCGTGTCAGTGCCGATTATGTGCTGATTCGCCTGGTGGAAATCGACCAGATGGACGTGCTGGATATCCTGAATGACGACGGCAGCCTCAAGCCGATCCGCGACTGGCCGAAAGTATGGCGCACCTCGCTCAGCGCGATGGATATCAACCGGCTCCGCATGGCAGGCAAGGATGGGGAGGATGATATCGAGTCAACCTTGCAGAAAGTTAAATGGCCCGACAAGGTGAAGAACCTTGAGCTTATCGGCAAGCACGTAGACGTGAACGCGTTCAAAGAAGTCCATGAGCACAACGTTAACCTTTCTCTGGCTGACCAGATGGCGAAAGCCCGTCAGCGCGCCGCTAACAGCAAGAAGGCCGCGACGAAGGTGAAAGCCGATGAGTGATGCCGTCGATATCCAGTCGCAGTTGGTGGAAGATATCGCCAGCTTTACGCACGATCCGCTCGGGTATGCGCTCTACGCGTTCCCCTGGGGTGAGGCTGGCACCGAACTGGAAGACGCTATGGGTCCGCGTGACTGGCAGGCGGAAGCGTTCGACGAGATAGGCCGGCACCTCTCCGACCCGGCGACGCGCTTCGAGCCGCTCATGCTTGCCCGCGCGTCCGGCCACGGTATCGGCAAATCTGCGTTCATCTCAATGCTGATCAAGTGGGGCATGGACACCTGCGAAGACTGCAAAATCGTGGTGACGGCCAACACCGAGAACCAGCTGCGCACAAAGACCTGGCCGGAAATCGCCAAGTGGCAGCGACTCAGCATCACCCGAGACTGGTTCACCGCCACCGCCACCGCGATTTACTCCAACGACCCGAACCACACTAAAGCCTGGCGCGCCGACGCTATCCCGTGGAGCGAGAACAACACCGAGGCGTTCGCGGGCCTTCACAACAAGGGCAAGCGGATCATCCTGGTATTTGATGAAGCCTCCAATATCGCGGATCTGGTCTGGGAGGTAGCCGAGGGGGCGCTGACGGACGAAGGCACCGAAATTATCTGGGTGGCTTTCGGTAACCCGACGCGAAACACCGGGCGATTCCGCGAATGTTTCCGAAAATACCGGCACCGCTGGAAGTGCAAGCAGATCGACTCCCGCACCGTCGAAGGCACCAACAAATCGCAGATCGAGAAGTGGGCCGCCGACTACGGCGAAGACAGTGACTTCTTCAAAGTGCGCGTGCGCGGCATCTTTCCGGACGCATCAGAAACGCAGTTCATCCCGACCGGCATGACAGAAGAGGCCCTGACTCGCATCGTCACCGAGGCGCAGGTGGCGCACGCGCCGGTTATTCTCGGCGTCGACCCGGCATACTCCGGCGCTGACGACGCGGTTATCTATCTGCGGCAGGGGCTGCACAGCAAACTGCTCTGGCGCGGCAGCAAGACCACTGACGATCTGATTATGGCGAAGCGCATCGCCGACTTTGAGGACCAGTATCGCGCCGACGCCGTGTTTATCGACTTTGGCTACGGCACCGGCCTTAAATCCATTGGCGACGGCTGGGGGCGCGCGTGGACGCTTATCCCGTTCGGCGGCAAGTCCACCGATCCGCAGATGCTGAATAAGCGCGGCGAGATGTACAACAACGTGAAAACCTGGCTCAAGCTGGGCGGAACGCTGGATGAGCGAGAGACGGCGGAGGATTTGTCGGCGGTCGAGTACAAAGTGCGCGTCGACGGCAAGATTGTGCTGGAGCCCAAAGAAGATATCAAAGACCGCCTGGGGCGCTCGCCAGGCTGCGGTGATGCCCTGGCGCTGACGTTCGCATTCCCGGTTTCAAAACGGATGAACCTGCCAGGCCAGCTGCAGGGGCGAACCATCAGCGACTATGACCCGTATGCATGAATAAAGTTTTGCGGGGCGATTATTCATTTCTCGCAGCTAGGCTCTTGTTTACATTAGTAAGTGCAATTTTTGCTTTATTTTTAACGCTGATAATTATTGCCTCTTCGTTTTTAATAACATCAAATATCTCTGAGTAAGGGGCGACGCTTCCGTCAATATAAGCCTCGGTCCTATCTATTTTTGCTTGCAAAAATTTTATTGTTTGTACGTGACTCTCATCATATGTTAATAATTCAGCTATGTATCTATTTTGTCCATCAGATTCTATTTTCATGCTTGTTAGTTTATCACCAAGGATTCTGTTGTTTTCCCTCTCCTTAATTAAATCATCTTGCGCAGATTTCTTGGCTTCACTTTCGACCGTATATCTGCTTTCAGCGGCTGATAGAAGTCCTTTTAGCTCTGTAATTTCCTCACCCATTTTATTCATAAGCTCTGTGCTTTTGTTTAAATTTGACGTGGCTTTTTCCATCTGAGTCTTTATGTTATGAATACTTTCTTCTATATACCTTTCTTCTCTCTTCTCAGCCAGTTTTTTTCTGGCTTCAATTTCGGCTATTTCTTGCTGTTTTTTGCCAATCTTTATTTTTGACTCAAGACTCATCTCTACTGTGTCAGTATTGGGCTTGTCTTGTATTTTAGTTACTAGCTTGTTTATTTGAGGAAGCAGGAGAGCTATTAAGGCTGATGTGCAAAGCGGGCCAATAATAAAGCTTTCTATGCCGAAGTTATCACCGATATAAACAAGCCGCTTTTCAATTTCGCGCTTACTGAAAAAAAGAATAGCCAGCACGGGCCAGTTAAAGCCAAGCCAGGAAAAGACGAAGGCTCCCAGGAAGGGGCTTCGGACCCTCTCAAGAGACGCCTGGCGGAAAGAGGCGAGGATATCGCGGATAAAATCAAGCATGTCACGGCCCTGTGTGATGTGGTTTTGCACATGTTACCTTTAAGGTAATTCCTAGTCACCAGGCAAAAAAAAATGCCCGCACATGGCGGGCTAACTGGAAGCAATGAGGGTTGGCTTGTTACAGCGGGAAACCATCGCAATGGCGTCCTGGTGTAAAAAGGGCGGTGGTCAGTAAGGACTAGCACAACTGCCACCGCCAACGACTACACACAGCTTGCTACGGGATATCACGGTCCTAAGGCGTGATTGGGTTGTGGTGGACGGCGCTGATCTCCGACTTGTTACTCGAATTCACCGCCCGTCGCTGACTTGGTGAGCCATTACCTCACCAACTATCTGATAAGCGTGCGCATCAGCCTGCGAATTCACCACAACGGAAAGAGCACTGCCTAGGAAAGATAATTTCTGACAGGCGACAATAAGAAATCATCAGTGCTCTTACCTGTTGTGTGCCGGTCTTTCCCGGCTGTCAGCAATTCCGTAACACGGCTTGCTAAAGGGACTTTGAAGCTACGCAACCGCCAAGAAGCTCGCTTCAAAGTCCCTGTACCGCAGCCATATGCCGTACTGCCACAGCTAAAAGCGCGATCCACCGTTTGCATTTAACGACCAGACCAGCAGGTCATTCACTGAATCGCACTAATATCTGTTACCAAAAAGGTAATAATTAACGAGCTTAATGTCAATATACTACATCAAATAATTCTTATGTGGTTAAATTGGTAATAATTTAACTGGCATCATGAGGTCGTGAAATGTGCATTGGCAGCAAACCTTCCATTCCTAAAGCGGCTCCGGTTGTTCAGGCTGCACCGCAGGAGCAGGACCAGGCCGTTGTTGACGCTCGCGACGAAGAGACTCGCCGCCGCCGCGCCGCCGCCGGTCGCAACTCAACCATGCTGACTGGTGCGCAGGGCGACACCTCCGCCGCGTCTACCAGCGGCAAAACGCTGCTCGGTCAATAACGGAGCGCCGGTAGATGCCAATGAAGAACGAAACCCTGAAAGAGCAACTGACGAAGCAGCTCGCGCAGCTGGAGCAGGAGCGCACTACTTTCGAACCTCACTGGCGCGAACTGAGCGATTTCATTATCCCGCGCGGATCCCGCTTCCTGACCAGCGAAGCTAACCGCGGCGACCGCCGCAATACCAAAATCGTTGATCCGACGGCAACGATGGCAAACCGCACGCTGTCGAGTGGCATGATGTCGGGCATCACCAGCCCAGCCCGCCCGTGGTTCAAGCTGGCGACACCAGACCCGGAAATGATGGATTACGGCCCGGTCAAGCTGTGGCTGGAGACGGTGCAGAACCGCATGAACGACATGTTCAATAAGTCGAACCTGTACCAGTCATTGCCGATCATTTACTCAAGCCTGGGAACATTCGGCACCGGCGCGCTCGCCGTGCTTGAAGATGACGAAGACGTTATTCGCACGATGCCGTTCCCGGTTGGCAGCTACTACATCGCAAACAGCCCGCGCCTCAGCGTCGATACCTGCTTCCGTAAATTCTCCATGACCGTGCGCCAGCTGGTGCGCGAGTTTGGCCTGAATAACGTCAGCAGCAGCACCAAAAGCGCCTTTGAGAACGGCACCTATGAAAAGTGGGTTGATGTGGTGCATGCCGTATACCCGAACATGAACCGAGAAACGGGCAAGATGAATGCCAAAAACAAGGCGTTCCGCTCCGTATATTTCGAGGTTGGCGGCGATAACGATAAAGTGCTGCGTGAATCCGGCTATGACGAATTCCCTATCATGGCACCGCGCTGGGAAGTCAACGGCGAGGACGTTTACGGCTCATCCTGTCCTGGCATGATTGCGCTCGGGCAGGTTAAAGCGTTGCAGCTCGAACAGCGCCGCAAAGCGCAGCAGATCGACAAGCAAACCAACCCGCCGATGATTGGCCCGACTTCTCTGAAAACCCAACGCGTATCCCTGTTGCCTGGCGATATCACTTATGTCGACCAGGTGACGGGGGCCGAAGGTCTGCGCCCGGCGTACATGGTTAACCCAAACCTGGGCGATCTGCTGGGCGACATTCAGGACACGCGCCAGCTCATCAATAGCGCCTATTTCGTCGATCTCTTCATGATGCTCCAGAACGTCAATACCCGCTCTATGCCGGTGGAAGCGGTTATCGAGATGAAAGAAGAGAAGCTGCTGATGCTCGGCCCGGTGCTGGAACGCCTCAACGATGAGTTTCTTGACCCTCTGATTGACCGCGCTTTCTCCATGATGGCACGCAAGAACATGCTGCCGCCGCCGCCAGACGTGATGCAGGGGATGCCGCTGCGCATCGAATACATCTCCGTGATGGCGCAGGCGCAGAAAGCTATAGGACTCAGCAGCCTTGAGCGTTTTGTCGGTTTCGTTGGCAACCTCGCAAGCGCCAAGCCGGAAGCGCTGGACAAGCTCGACGTCGACCAGGCCATCGACAACTACGCCGTCATGTCTGGCGTATCACCGACCGTTGTCGTCCCGCAGGAGCAGGCGCAGCAGACCCGCAACGACCGCGCGCAGCAGCAACAGCAGGCTATGGCGCTGCAAACCGGCATGGCGGCAGTGCAGGGCGCTAAAACTCTGAGCGAAGCCAAAACCGCCGATCCGAATCTTCTCACGGCTCTGGCCGGTGCCGCCGGAGGTCAGCCGCAATGACTGATATCTACGACGAAGACCAGCCGACAGCCGAGCAAATTGCCCAGCAGAAACTCCGCGAAGAGCGAGACGCCGCTGATATCCGAGCCGTGATGGGCACCGAGGCTGGTCGCCGCGTCATCTGGCGCGTGCTCTCGCAGGGCAAGACATTTGCCACGACCTTTGCTGGCGATCCGCACGTAACTGCATTTAACGAAGGGCAGCGAAACATGGCGCTGGCGTTATTTCAGCGCGTCATGACCTGCTGCCCGGATCTATATCTGACGATGGCCGACGAGGCCGCCAAACAGGAGTGACCATGAATCTGTTTCAACGTCTCTTATTTCGCCGTTTCTGTAACGAGCAACCCGCCGACGGCGGTGCTGGTGGCGGTGGCGCACCATCTGAATCTTCTGGCGCACCTGCTTCAGAACAGCCGCAGGGCAAGGCAGACCAGCAGCCTGGCGCGCAGGCAGAAGGCCAGTCTCAGGATCCGGCAGAACAGAAAACCGATGACGGCGCAGAGCAGCCGAAAAAGGACGAAGATAAGCCGGGCGAAAAGAAAGACGAAACCAAAAAGCCCGAAGGCGCGCCGGAAAAATATGAGCTGACAGCTGGCGAGGGCGTCGAGCTGGATGCCGCGGCGGTGAAAGAGTTTGAGCCGATCGCGCGTGAGCTGAACCTTAGCAACGAGCAGGCGCAGAAGCTGGTGAACGTTTATGCCTCAAAAATCCTGCCGCTGGTTAATCAGCAGCAACTGGAAGCCTGGCAGAAGCAGGGCGAAGAGTGGCAGGAGGCCATTAAGGCCGACAAAGAAATCGGCGGTGACAAGCTCACGTCGAGCATCAGCGCCGCGCAGCGCGCGATCGACCAGTTCGGCACCCCCGAGCTGAAAGAATACCTGGAAGCGTCCGGGCTCGGGAATAACCCCGCGTTGGTGCGTTTCTGCGTACAGGTCGGTAAAGCCATGTCAGAAGACAACATGGTGACCGGCGGAAATCAAGGCCAGCGTAGTGCGGCCGAAGTGCTCTATGGCAACTAAGAGGAAATAAACCATGGCTGTTAAAGGCTTAAATGCGCTGACGCTGGCGGACTGGGGTAAGCGCGTAGATCCCAACGGGAAGACCGATAAAATTATCGAGCTTCTCTCCCAGAGCAACCCGATCCTGGAAGATATGCCGTTCGTAGAGAGTAACTCTCCGACCGGCCACCGCACCACTATTCGCACCGGTTTGCCGGACGCCTACTGGCGCATGATTAACTCCGGCGTGCCCAAGGGTAAATCCACCACGGTACAGATCACCGATACCATGGGGATGCTCGAAACCTACGCCGAAATCGACAAATCACTTGCCGATCTGAACGGTAACACCGCTGAATTCCGCCTGTCTGAAGACCGCGCGTTCCTGGAAGGCATGAATCAGCGAATGGCGCAGACGCTTTTCTACGGCGATACCAGCGTCAACCCGCAGCAGTTCATGGGTCTGGCGCCGCGATATTCCAGCAAGTCTGCCGGTAACGGCCAGAACATTATCGATGCTGGCGGCACCGGCACCGACAACACCTCTATCTGGCTGGTAGTGTGGGGTGAAAACACAGTTCATGGCATTTTCCCGAAAGGGCAGAAAGCCGGTTTGCAGATGGAGAATAAAGGGCAGCAGACGCTGCTTGATGCCAACGGCAACCCCTATGAAGGCTATCGCACCCATTACAAGTGGGATGCTGGCCTGACGCTGCGCGACTGGCGCTACGTTGTTCGCATCGCGAATATCGATGTGAGCGACCTGTCAGTACCTGGTTCTGCCGCCAATATCGTTAACCTGATGATCCGCGCGCTGCACCGCATTCCTAACCGGGGCATGGGTAAGCCGGTGTTCTACATGAACCGCACCGTTGCTCAGGCTCTCGATACTCAGTCTCTGGACAAAGCCTCTCTGGCTCTGACCGTCAAAGAGACCGAGGGCGAGTGGTGGACCGCTTTCCGCGGCGTGCCGATTCGTGAAACCGACGCGATTCTTGAAACCGAATCTCGCGTTGTTTAACGCCTGTCATTAACCGGCGGGCCGCGGGCCCGCCAGAAGGAGATATAGAGATGATCCTCGACAAACTGTTGATGTTCTCCGAAGCGCAGGCGGTTACCGCGTCGGCAGCTTCCACTGATGTTATCGACCTCGGCCCGATTGACGGCACCCGCCGCGATATCGGCGTCGGTGAGCCGCTGGAGTGGTTCGTTAACGTCAACACCACGGCGACCGCCGCAGGTGCTGCAACGGTCAACGTTAACCTGCAAACCAGCACGGATAACTCCACCTGGACGACTATCGCGAGCTCTGGCGATCTGGCTCTGGCCGCGTTGACCGCTGGCAAGCGCATCGTCTCGCAGAAGGTGCCGCAGGGCGTGCAGCGTTACCTGCGCCTGAACTACACCGTAGGAACCGGGCCGCTTACTGCTGGCGCATTCACCTCCGGCATCAACCTCGACGTAGACGGTAACAACACCTACTACGCCACCCGCTCACGAATCACTGGTTAAGGGTTAGAAGATGGCACAGGAAAAAGCGAAGTACCGCATTCTGCGTCTGTCCTTTATCGGCAATCAGCTGCTGGATGAAGGCGCGGAAATTGAATATGACGGCGAGCCGGGCAGCGCGCTGGAGCCGATGAACGACGCAGCAAAAGCTGCGAAGAAAAAAGCCGAGCAGAAGGCCGAACAGAAACGCGGTAAATCCACCGCTGCTGACGGCCCGGCGCCGGTCGCCAGTGTTCTGAACCCTGTTGTGCAAAACCCCGAAGGCCCGGTCGCTGGTGGTAATGGCGAAGGCGGTGAAGACGGTGATGGTGATGATGCCACTGGTGCTGTCAGTGGCGATCTCGCCGCGCTGCGCCAGCAATACGAAGATCTGTTCAACGAGAAACCCGGCAATATGAAGGCCGAGACGTTGCAGGATCGCATTGCTAAAAAACGCGCCGAATTGGGCCTTTAAGCCCCAGTAAAAACAAGGGGCTTCGGCCCCTTTATTGCAGGAGTGGGTTATGGATCTGGTAAATCTCAAAAACGGCACCGACACCTATCAGGACGAAAGCGGCGAAACCAAAACCCGCGATGATTATCCGTGGGGTCTGCGCATCAACCTTGATAATGAAACACTGAAAAAGCTCGGCGTAAGCATGCCCGCCGTCGGTTCGGAAGTGATGATTACCGCGCGTGCGGTCGTTAAGGGCACATCAGTGCGCGATGACGGCGATGAAAAGTATCAGAACGCCGATGTGCAGATCACTGATATGGCAATCGAACCGGCGCAGGCTGAGCAGCTGAAATCAGCCGCTGACACGCTCTACGGCGGGGGTGAATAATGGCTTCGGTGGTCGAAATCTGCAATCTGGCGCTGAGCAATATCGGCAGCAGCCGCAGCATCAACAGCCTCGATGAAAAGAGCAAAGAGGCTGACGTGTGCAACCTCCATTTCGAAGCGTGCCGCGATGCTGTCCTGGCAGACGCCGAATGGAATTTCGCCACCAAGCGCGTCGCGTTGGCCGACACTGGCATTGCGCCGCCTGACTGGGCATATGCCTATGCCTATCCCACTGACTGCCTGCGCATCATTGAAATCATGGTGCCGGGCGTGCGCTATCCGACTGCTGCCATGCGCATCAATTACGAGACCGGTGTTAACGACGCTGGCACAGGCAAGCTTATCTACACCGATCAACAGGAAGCGCGCCTGAAGTATGTTGCGCGCATCACTGATGTGAACATATTCGATCCGCTTTTCCAGAATGCTCTTGCCTGGCGGCTGGCTGCCGCCATCAATATGCCTGTGACCGGCACCGCAGACCTGACGCGTTTCTGCCTTCAGATGTACCAGAGCGTAATCCTCAGCGCCTGCTCTCACAGCATGAACGAAAGCCAGGAGCCACAGTCGCCAGATAGTGAGTTCACGACAGCGAGGTTGTCATAATGCCGATTAGCTGGATTCAGCCGAGCTTTGCTGGTGGAGAAATTGCGCCGTCTCTCTATGGCCGCATTGACATGGCTAAGTACCAGGTGGCGCTACGCCGGTGCAGTAACTTTATCGTGCGGCAGTATGGAGGGGTAGAAAACCGTCCCGGAACGCAGTTCATCGCCGCGGCAAAATATCCGAACAAAAAATGCCGACTAATCCCGTTCCAGTTTTCAACGGTACAAACTTATGCGCTTGAGTTCGGCGATAAATACATGCGAGTGTTCAAGGATGGCGGGCAGGTGCTGGTCAGCGGTACGAGCAATATCTACGAGCTGGTTACACCTTATGCGGAAGCAGACCTGTTCAGACTTAAGTTCACACAGTCAGCTGACGTTCTGACCATCGTTCATCCGAAATATCCGCCGATGGAGTTACGCCGTTACGCACACGATAACTGGCAAATCGTCGCTGTGCAGACTAAAAACGGCCCGTTTGAGGATATTAACGTCGACGAGGCTCAGAAGGTGTATGCCAGCGCTTCGACCGGGACCATAACGCTAACTGCTACATCCTCCATTTTTGGCTCTGAGCAGATTGGTAAGCTCTTTTATCTGGAGCAGCCAGCGGTTGACTCTGTTCCTGTGTGGGAGACGGGGAAAAAGGCTACAGAAGGTGGCATTATCCGGGCCGGTAGCAACTATTACAAAGCTTTGACGACTGGAACCACCGGCACACTGCGACCATCGCACACCGAGGGCGCAGCATGGGATGGATGGGGCGGCACTGCTGACACTGATACTGGTGTGCAATGGCAGTACCTGCATAGTGGCTTTGGGATAGCGCGCATTACCGCGGCGAGCGGCACTACGGCAACAGCAACAGTAATCTCGTACATTCCAGAGAATGTTGTCGGATCAGGGCGGCCGAGCTTCAAATGGGCCCGCTATGCCTGGAATGATGTGAATGGTTATCCCGGCACCGTCGTTTATTACCAGCAGCGCCTTTTTTTCGCGGCAAGCACCGCGTTTCCGCAAACCATCTGGGCCAGCCGTATAGGGGATTACAAAGACTTCGGCAAAAACAACCCTATCCAGGATGATGACCGCATCATTTACACATACGCTGGCCGGCAGGTGAATGAGATCCGCCACCTTATTGACGTCGGATCGCTGGTTGCGCTGACGTCCGGCGGAGAATACATCATCACCGGAGACCAGAACAAAACCCTGACGCCGAGCGCGTTCGCCTTTTCCTCACAGGGCTCAAACGGGTGCAGTAACCTGCCGCCGATTGCAGTTGCCAATATAGCGCTATTCGTGCAGGAGAAGGGCAGCGCCGTGCGCGATCTGGCCTATTCTTTCGACGTGGACGGATATCAGGGTAATGACCTGACAATCCTCGCAAACCATCTTTTCCAGAAGCACAGCATTGTGGACTGGTCCTTCAGCACTGTCCCTTATTCGACTGCCTGGTGCTGCCGCGATGACGGAATGCTGCTGGCGTTAACCTATCTCAAAGACCAGCAGGTTTTTGCCTGGGCGCCGCAGCCGACTGACGGCTCTTTCGAATCAACCTACTCGATCAGTGAAAGCCAGGAGGATGCCGTTTATTTCGTGGTACGCCGCGTTATCAACGGGCAGACGGTGCGATATATAGAGCGCCTCGCCAGCAGGCTGTTCACCTCTACAGAGGATGCTTTCTTTGTCGACTGCGGCCTGAGTTATGACGGGCGTAACGCCTCGGCGGCTACGATAAAAATTACCGGTGGTAGTGATGATTGGGATTATCGGCAGGAATACACCTTAACCATGTCCGGTGGCCTTGGATTCACAGGTTCGGACGTCGGTGCACAAATCCAGATCCCTTACGTTGGGCAGGACGCAAACGGAAACCCGCAGGACATGGAGTTACGCTGTAACATTACCCAGCTTACAACCGCTAACGTCGTGAAAATATCTGCCAGCAGAAACATCCCCCCAGAGCTTCGAGATACTGCTGTCACTAACTGGCAGATGGCACGTCAGACCTTCTCCGGGCTTGGCCACCTTGAAGGGAAAACGGTAAGCATCCTTTCTGATGCCAACGTCGAACCTCAAAAGGTCGTAACTGGCGGGGCGGTAACTCTCGAATCCCCAGGCGCGGTGGTGCATATCGGCCTGCCTTATACCTCCCAGCTTGAAACCCTTGACGTCAACATCAACGGTCAGGAAACGTTGCTGGATAAAAAACAGCTAATCACCTCTGTTTCTCTGGTGGTGAATGCCAGCCGCGGGATATGGGCCAGTACGCCCGGCGGGCAGTTTTATGAATACCCACAGCGTGAGTTTGAGTTTTACGACGATCCGGTTGATGACGCTACCGGCAAGGTAACGCTGAAAGTAGACAGCACATGGGGGCTGAACGGACGCATTATTGTGCGCCAGCAAGACCCGTTGCCTCTGTCGGTTCTGGCTCTGATCCCGGCACTGGCTGTAGGGGGGCGAAATGCTTGATGTTCGTATAGTGCCAGCCGAGCAGCGCCACATCGAAGAGATGTTACCTCTCGTTCGGCAGGCAGATGTCAATGAGTTTATCGCTATTTCCGGCCAGTCGCCGCGCGAAGTGATGGAGCATGGCCTGCGAATTTCCACCTTCTGCTGCGCCGGGCTAATTAACGGAAAAGTGGTGACGATTTTCGGTGTGGCGCCAGCCTCTATCCTGAGTGGAAGGGGGATTCCGTGGCTTGTTGGCACGGACGATCTGCATAAATACCAGCGCACGTTTCTGAGACGTTGCCGTCACGTAGTCAATGCAATGCTGATGCCCTATCCGTATCTTGAGAACTATGTTGACGAGCGTAATCACGTGGCTAAAGCGTGGCTTAAATGGCTCGGTTTCCATCTCGAAGATTCGGTGCCATACGGCAAAGAGCAGCGGCCGTTCCATCGCTTTTACATGGAGAAAAAATAATGTGTGAACCAACCACTGCTCTGGTAGCGGTCAGTCTGGCATCTGCCGGGATTCAGGCGTATTCGCAATATCAGAATGGTAGATACTCCGCTGCGGTCGCAAATCAGAATGCAGACATTGCCGAAGCGCAGGCAAACGACGCCATTAATCGCGGTAATGCACAGGCAGATGAGGTCCGCCGACGGAACCGGATTGCGCAGGGAAGTCAAGCGGCAGCTATTGCCGCAGGTGGTGGTGATCTTAGTACAGGTGGATCTCTGGATATCATGGGTGACACCGCTCAGTTTGGAGAGCTTGACGCACTGACCACCGTCAACAATGCCAGCCGTGAGGCATATGGCTATCAGACCCAGGCAGCGAATTCCCGGGCAGAGGCGAGCTCTGCACGTTCTCAAGCCAATATGGGTGTTTTCTCTACTCTGCTCACAGCACCTCTTAGCGCCTATGGCGCTTATAAGATGGGCGGCGGCACATGGAATCCGTTCACTCAGAGCAAGGCCGCGCCGATAAGCGCCGCCGTAGGCACACTTACCGGACGTTAAGGAGAGCATCATGCCAGTCGTACCAACTGTTACAGGTCGCCAGGTTGAAAGCCGCGGGTACTCTTCGCCGGGATTGCAGGCGCTGCCTCAGCCTAATGTCGGCGATGTGATTGCTGATGCCTCTCAGAAATATGCCGGTGCATTTGCAGAAGCAAAACAGCGCGCGAATGTGGCGCTGACGCAGGATGCCAGCCTGCAGCTGAATGCCGTCGGCAATGATTTATTGAACAACCCTGACAGCGGTTTCATGAACCTTCAGGGTAAAAATGCCATAGGCAAAAGCCAGGAATACACGCAGCAGTTTGACCAACAGGTTGAGCAGATCGCTGCAGGACTGCCTGACGAGCAGACTCGCAATGCTTTCTTGCAGCAGGCCCAGCAACAGCGAATGAGCTTCACCACCCAGGCCGGGCGGCATGAAGCGGGGCAGGTTCGGCAGTACGAAGCTGGCATGCAGGAAGCAACGCTGAAAACCCTTACCACGCAGTTCATGAACCCAGAAATGGCTAACGTTGCCGGACTGACTGCCAGGAACAGCATTATTGCCTATGGCAAAGCCCACGGGCAGAGCGATGAAGAGATAGAGCAGAACTGGATTTCGTGGCGTGAAAATGCGGCGAAAGGTGCATCTGAGGCCTGGTATGTGCCGATGTATCAGCAGATGCTGGGGCCAGGCGGCAAGATTCAGGTGACGGACACACCTACGGAAGCGCAACTGTTTTCCGCGATGATCTGGAATGAGAGTGGTGGCAATCAGTACAGCAAAGACGGCGCTCCCCTTGTGTCGCCGAAAGGCGCGGTGGGCGTGGCGCAGGTGATGGAGGATACCGGGCCGGAGGCTGCGCGTCTGGCTGGTCTGCCATGGGATCGCGATAAATGGCTGAATGACCCGCGTTATAACGCAAAACTCGGGCAGGCTTATTTCGGCGCCCAGATGAAAAAATATGGCAATAACCCGGTGCTGGCGGTGGCGGCATATAACGCCGGACCCGGTGCTGTTGACGATTGGATTAATGGCACCAATAAATCAGGTAGCAATCCATCAAAAGTTAAGCTTGGCGATCCTCGCACCGGCGCAATCAGCAACGAGCAATTCGCGGCCGCGATCCCCTACGAAGAAACCAGAAATTACGTGGCGAAAGTGACGGGCAGCGCGGCAGCCATCCCCGGCGATGCGACCATGGAGAACCTGATTTCTCAGCCGTGGTGGAATGCCATGAGCCCGGCCAGCAAATCCCAGATGATGAGCAAAGTCGCGGGCCTCTATGACATGCAGGCATCTGCCGGTCGCGTAGCGCTGCAAAGCCGGATGCAGGATGATCTGGCCCGCCTTGAAGCTGGACAACCGGTAGAGCCAATCAGCGCGCGTGAGTGGGCAGCGGTCATGCCGTTGCAGGCCGCCCCTGCAGAACGCATGCAGATGGAGAAAACCTACCAGCAATATCAGCAGGCCATGACCCTGCAGCCAGTTTACCAGTCAATCATGCAGGGTAACGTGCAGCAGGCGACGGCGGCAGTGCAGGCGTTACAACCGCAGGAAAACGACGCCGATTTCAAATATAAGCATGAGCTGTACGCAACAGCTCAGTCAAAGCTGAACCAGGTGTTGAAGGCGCGAGAGTCGGATCCGGGAACCTGGCTGCAACAATATTCTCCGGTGGTGCAGAGCGCGTTTGCTGAATACCAGAACAACCAGGCATCAGGTGAATATCTGGTGTCGCGCATCCAGTCCGAGAAAGACCGGCTGGGCATCCGCAGCAAAAAGGTTCTTCCCGACACGATGGTAAACAGCCTGCTTGAACGCATCGATAATTCTCAGGAATCGAGCGTCACCGCGATCCAGTCGGTGGCGCAGTCGTTCGGGAAATACTCCGATCAGGTAATGCAGCAGGTGCAGAAAAATGCCTTCCCGGCGCTACAGGTTGTGATGGCTACGGAAAACCCGCGCGCGGCAAATGCGCTGTGGCAGAACCGCGGCGTTAAAACGGCTGACCTGCGGGGAAGCTTCGAGAAGCCTGATGCTGATAAAGCTGATTCATCGTGGAACGATCAGGCTAAAGACTTCGCCAGCACGATGGTTGTACAGCCTGGCGGCACTGCCGTTTGGAACAACTTCAACGAGCAGGGCAAGCGCCTGACGTATATCAACATGCAGCGCGGCATGTCGGCCTCTGACGCGGCGAAACAGGCGTATCAGGACATTCTTGGCGAGCAATACCAGACCAGTGGAACGTGGCGCCTGCCAAACCGCACCGGGCTTGATTTGCGCGACGTAACCGACGGCGCAAACGCCTACCTTGAAAATCTGTCATCCGAGCAGATTATGCCGCTGATTGGCGACCCGCGGCTGCCAGAGGCGGTCAACAAAGAGCAAAGCCTGTCTCGCATAAAAGAGAGCGCGCAGTGGGTCACGAACAGCAATGAAAGCGGGCTCACCCTGATGATGAATGGTCTGCTGGTGAACGGTGCCGACGGCAACCCGATCACCGTTCCATTCAGCGACCTGGCGAAACTCGGAACAGGCACCCGATCGACCTGGAACAAACTAACCAAATTCATCGACACGCCAGTGAAATACACGCCGGGTCAGTCGAAAAATTACAGCGTAGAGAGCCAGCGCGAAAACATTCTCGACATCCTCCAGAACGGCCAGCAGTCAGGACGATAACATGCCAATTTTTACAGAAGATCCGGGCACAGGCATTAACCAGCCCATCAGTAACGCGCCTGCCGGTCTGGGCGAATCGCTGCTCTCTTCCTTGCAGCAGGGATTTGAAGAAGGCCCGGTCATGTCGGGCGTTCGGTTTTCTTCCGCTGACAGGCTGGCGAACGATCCTAACTCTGCAATTGTCAGCAAGCAGGAGGCTGACGAGCGACTCAAGCAGTATGGCGTTAAAAGCATCAACGTCCCGGACAGCGGTGTGACAAAAGCGTTTCTCGATCACGTGGTGGAGGAACGCCAGAACTCGCTGGCTCGTCAGCAGATCGCCATGTCTGCGCCGAGTGGCTGGGCGGCGACACCGCTTAATTTCGCTGCCAGCCTGGCGGGCTCGATGGCGGATCCCGGAAACGTGGCTCTGGCGCTGGTGCCTTTCGCTGGCGAGGCGAAGGCGGCCTCTGTTGCAGGGCGGTTTGGGGAACGTCTGTTTGCCGGTGCGCGCATGGGCGCAGCTCAGGCCGTGGCGACCGTGCCGTTAACTGCCCAGGCGGCGGCGGCCGGCGGCGATGACTTTACCTACGGAAACGCGCTGGAAAGCACCTTTTTCAACACTATGGCTGGCGGTTTGATGCATGCAGGCGGCGGTCTTATCGCCGACCTGGTGCGCGCGAGTCGCCAGTCAGGCGCAGTAAATGATCCCGCCGCTCCGCTGGTGCAGGCGGATATCCAACCAGAATCTCAGCCAACGCCGGTCATAACGCCGGACAACATCCCGTCTGGTGTAAATATACCTGAGCGTGGCACAAATGCGGATTTGGCTGCGGCCATTTCCAGCGATGCTGAGAGTTATGCTTACAGCCGTGCTTATGATGACGTGGTGCCTGAATACATGGCGCGCCAGCAGGAGTTACAAACCGGCCAGATAGACAACGTTGCTGACCTGCGCACCGAACTTTCCGCCAACCTGCGCCGCGCTGATGAGTTAGACGCTACCCTGCAACAGCGTACAACGGAATACCAGGGCCAGCGGATGAAGTTTAAGGAAGCTCGCCGTCTTGCGCAGAAGGATATCGATGCCGAGAAAGCCCAACTCGCGGCCCGCAATGAAGAGATAAACCAGGCACTTGAGCGTAATGCCGCCGCCGAGCAGGCGCGTGGCCGGCAGGCACAGCTTTCCCGCGGCGAGATACCAGACGACCTGAAAGTCAATATCGCCGAGCGCGCGCAGCAGTTCCTCGATGGCATGCAGATGTCGCCGGTCGCCGGTGCAGTGCGCACCGCCGCCAGCGCTATCAGGGAGGCAGACTGGACCGTCAACCAGCAGGCTTACCGCGCCGCGCTGGCGCACATGATGGAAGGCCGTAGCCCGGACGTTGAGCCTTTCTATGAGCTGCATAAACCGGCGCTGCGCGAGCGCGCTATCCAGCGCATACAGAACCCGGTGCGGCAGGTTGATGAAACGGCGCGCCCGGTTAGCGAAACTGCCGATCGCGTTTATCAGGAAACGCAGAAAGCAGATCATGAGCTGACAGCCGCCGCAGCTGATCTTGAGAACGAATTCAATATAAGCAACGCGCTGCTGGATGATATCGCTGTCGATAATCCGGAGCTCGCGGCCACGATGCGCGAAAACCTCAATGCTATTCGCGCTGAGGCCAGCGACAATAGCATGAGCAACGCTTTCCGGGCATTTGCTGCCTGTATGATTAACCGGGGGATCTGATGGCTGCCAACGAATTCCTGACGCAATGCGAGCGCACTGTTAACGCCGCCGCTGGCCGCGAGCTGTCGGCTGATGAAATGGAAGGGCTGGTGCGCGATATGCGCGACACAACAAACCGTATACTTGCCAGCAACGAGGCGCTGTCACTCGAAGAGGCAGCCATGCGTGCCGCCGAAGAACTAAGTAACGCTGACGTGCTGGCAAAACAGATTGAAGCGCGCAATAAAGCGATTAACACACGCGTGGCGGCTCAGCGACTCGGCGAGCTGCGCACTATCTGGAAAGACCGCCCGGATATAGGACTGGAGGCGATACTGGTAGGGCGTAACGATGCGCGCACCGGGGCGCGCCGGTCAGTATCCTCAGAGGTGGCGCAACTTCGCGGGAAATATCACGCAGGCATCAATTACGATTTCGACCGAGCCGGACTGGTTAAATTCATCGCCAGCGGCAGCAACGACCGTGAAATCGCTGACGCAATGTGGCGAATTGGCCGCGGCGAATCTACCGAAGGAATGACGAAACAGTCGGTCAGTGCGGCGCAGATTATCATGAAGTGGCAGGAAGCGGCACGCATCGACGAGAACCGCGCTGGGGCGTGGATACGCAAAGAGCCGGGCTATATCGTTCGACAGTCGCATGACATCATGAAGATCCGCGCTGCCGGGTATGATGCCTGGCGCAATGCAATCCTTCCGCGCCTGGATGAGCGCACATTTGATGGCGTCGCCGACCGCGATCAGTTCATGCGGAACGTCTATAACGGTCTGGCCTCTGGCGTCCACCTGACATCAGAAAAACCAGACTGGATGAACGGCTTCAAAGGTTCGGCAAATGCGGCGAAGCGCGCCAGCCAGGAGCGCGTGCTGCATTTCAAAGACGGGATCTCCTGGCACGAATACAATCAGCAGTTCGGCACCGGCAGCCTGCGCGAAGCATTATTCGGCGGCCTTAACAGCGCGGCGCGCAATACAGGCATGATGCGCATGCTGGGAACCAACCCCGGCAACATGTTCAAATACCTGACAGACACGCTGGCCGAAGACGTAAGTAAGTCAGGCAACCCGGCGGCGCTTGCGGACTATATGACCAAAGTTCGCCGCCTTAATAGAACTGTAATGCCGCAGGTTGACGGTTCGCTAAATATCCCTGGCAGTGTTGGCTGGGCCAACGCTTCCGCCGCGGTGAGGGGCTGGCTGCGTATGAGCCAGCTCGGTGGTGCCGTTATCTCCTCATTCAACGACGTGCCGATCGCCGCAACTGAAATGCGCTATCAAGGGCAGAACTTTATGCAGGCGGTGCTGGGCGCCATGAAAGGGCGTTTCTCCCGGTATAACAGCGCTGAACAGAAAGAGATTCTGTCTTCAATCGGCGTTTATTCTGACGCCATGACGCAGGAAATCATCCGGCGCATCTCCGGCGACGACTCGCTTACCGGGAAAATGGGGCGCGCTCAGCAACTGTTTTTCAAATATAACCTGATGAATTTCTGGACCGAGAGCGGCCGCAACTCTAATGCTCTGATGATTACCAACTGGCTGGCTAAAAACGCTGACCAGCCTCACGCCAGCCTGCCGGAAGACCTGCGCCGCGTCCTCGACCTGCACGGTATCGGTGACCGGGAATGGGAAATTTTCCGTAACATGGACATGGCCGACAGCGAGGGCCGCAAGTTCATGACGACCAGCGGCGTCCGCGGCGTGCCGGATGACGTGATTGCCCGTTATGTTGAAAGCAAAGGGCTGAACCCAACGGATCGCGCAATCGCCGACGCGCGCGACCAACTCGAAGGCCAGCTGCGCGGTTATATCCTCGATCGCCTGAACATTGCTATGTCCGAGCCCGGCGACCGCACGCAGGCGTTTATGAAAATGGGGACGGTTCCGGGAACAGTGGCGGGCGAGGCGATCCGCTTCGCTGGGCAGTACAAATCTTTTACTGCCAGTTTCATGCAGAACGTGCTCGGGCGTGAGGTTTTTGGTCGCGGGTATACCCCGGCAGGGCTCGGCGAATCGAAAACAACCTCGCTTACCAATGCGCTGATGCGTAATGGTAACGGCGCTTTCATGGGTGCCGCTAACCTCTTTGTCTGGGCGACGCTTTTTGGCTACGTATCAATGCAGGCAAAGCTAATGATGAAAGGGCAGACACCGCGCCCGGCAGATGCGAAAACGTTTCTTGCGGCGGCTGCACAGGGTGGTGGGCTCGGCATCCTTGGAGATTTTATGTTCGGAGAGGTAAACCGGATGGGGGCAGGGCCGGTGACGTCTTTAATGGGGCCAGCGGCGTCTAATGCTGACAGCATCATCACGCTCCTCCAGCAGACGACGCGCGGGGAGGCTGATCTTGGAGACTGGTATCGCACAGCGCTGGACAACACGCCATTTCTTAACATTTTCTGGCTGCGCACGGCTATGAACGGTTTGATCCTGAATCGAATACAGGATTCTCTGGACCCCGGATCGCTTGAGCGTTATCAGCGCCGCGTAGAGCGGGAACAGGGCAACGAGTTTCTGGTTCCACCATCACAATTCATGCTGGGTAAATAAACAAATGGAAAGGCTTAAATTTCTGGCGCTATATCTGTTTATGGTGGCTTTTTTTCTGTATCCGAGCATCACTATGCTCATTTACGATAAGTCGAAAATAACCGCTATCGATTTCCTGCTAATACTGTTTTTTTTGGCGTGCGGGGTGGGATTGGTGGTGATGGGAGTTGGCAGGCTGATAGAGATAAAACGTAAGAGATGGTGACATGTCACATGGCCGCCGAAGCGGCCATTATTTTATTACAGCGCGCCACTGCCGCCTGGTCGAGAATCAGCTGAACGACCACCACAGCGTGAACCATCAGCAGCAGTATCATTGTCATGCTGACAGTTACCAGCGAATGACGGTGTAGCAGAACCAAGAGATAACAGAACGAACAGCACAGCGATTGCTTTTTTCATTTTACGGTACCGTATGTAGGCCATCGGAATAATGGCCTGACTATTTTATACCCTAAAGGTATTGTGGCAATACTCCCCTTAGCATGCATAACCAACAAGGTAAACGTGATCAGCCTATTACCTTTCTAAACTAACGAATGCTCTTCTTGAGGCTCAGGACGCAGTAGTCAAGATGGGTCTGAATATCACTCAGGGAAACCTGCGTACTGGTGACATAATTAACGAGGGCCACCAGTTCGGCGGCGGCGCCGCTTACATCATGCCCATCCTTCTCGAGCTCTCTAATAAGCTCCATTAGATGCGACTTTTCAACCAGTTCCATAACGCCCTGAGGGCTATTCAGTGCCCCCAACTTTCCCTCATCAAGAGGGTGATGATACTGCGACATGCCGCCTCCTTCATCTAAGTACTGTATATATATACATATATCAGAAGGCTGCGATTTACTCCAGTAAAATCACCTTACCTATAGGGTAATTTGTTGCCTTCTATGAGGTAATGATAATTCATAATAGATTTGCCAGGTTATAGAATGCTCATATGCATAGCGCAAAGGGCGCGGCCATACTGGAGCTGATGACATGACCGTTTCGACCGAAGTGGACCACAACGACTACACCGGCAACGGGACAACCACCAATTTTGATTACAATTTCCGGGTATTCAAAAGGACAGATCTGGTGGTTTCCGTGCTTGATCTCGATAACAACCTCACAGAGCTTATCCTCGACACTGATTACACCGTCACTGGAGCTGGTGGCTATAACGGAGGCAAAGTCATTCTTAGCGCGCCATTGGCGAACGGGTGGAAAATTTCTATCTCCAGGGACGTGCCGTTAACTCAGGAAACAGATCTGCGCAATCAGGGCAGTTTTTTTCCGGAGGTTCATGAAGATGCGTTCGACAAACTGACGATGCTCATACAACAGGTTTGGTCGCGCTTCACGCTCGCATTACGCAAACCCAGCAGTCTTGCAAACTGGTATGACGCGCTCGGTAACTACGTTCGCAATTTGAGAGACCCTAGCTATCCCCAGGATGCAGCCACAAAAAACTATGTGGATAGCCTGGCTGATATTAATTTTCGAAGAACATTGAGGGTTCCAGAAGGCTACGTAGATACTCTTCCACCAATTGAGACGAGGAGGAATCAGCTGCTCGGATGGAATGAAAGCGGGCAACCGATATCCGTGGTTCCTGCCTCCGGTTCTGCTTCTGATGTGATGATTGAGCTTGCTAAGCCAACCGGGGCACAGCGTGTTGGTACCAATCACCGTGGAACCATTGCTGCAGACTTGAACGCCATTGACAGACGGCCTGATGGGTATACTACTGGCGTGGCCGGGGTTTTCTCTAACGGGCGCGATGTTGAGATAGATAAAGATATATCAACGAACTCCAATACATATGTCCCTGAGATGCAGTCCCGCATGGTCTACCGACTGGATTCCAATCAGTTTGTTGAAGGAAGAGGAGGTAAGGTTACAGATACCTCAGGTAAATCTGCGGTTTACGGGATGCTTGGTACTGACGCAGCTCCTACAACCAATGTAACAATCAATGATATTCAGGCTGGCGGCACTTCTTCTCCGACAGATAACACTAATGAGGCCATTTCCTCGTTCGCGTTATTAACACGTTACACCAAAAACCTGATTGTGCGTGGGGTTCGCTCCTTCGCTGGTCTGGCAGGTGGCGTCTATGTCAGCCAGGCAAGGAACGCGATTGTTAATGACGTTATTACCGAAAAGCAGGTCTACCATACTGGTGATGATGTCGGCGGCGGTCGTGCTGGTTATTCAGTTCTTACGGACAACGCCAAAGAAACCATCATCAATAACGTGATGCAGACGGTAGAGGCTGCACCGAACGGCCGACACCTGCTGTATATGTCAACTGGCTCCGGCGGCGATACTAACGGCAACGTAAACGTTATTGCCAACAATATGATAGGTCGCTGGATTGGTCGAGACGACCGCAACCAGTGGATGCTCGCAATCCGCGCTTCTCAACGTTTCATCCTGAATAACGCGATTCAGGAGGGCGGCAACGGTGGCATGATTTTCAATGACGAAAACAACAACATTACTGATTACATCGCCTCTAACATGGTTTTCCAGACCATTAAATACGCCGCTGGAGTTCCTGTTTATGCCGTTGGTCAAGGCCAGTCTCCAACTTACAAATCCAACAGGTGGCTTATTACTAACCAGAACATCTATGCTGTTCCTAAAGACTCAACTGTAGGGCGCACAGACATTATTGCGTTTAATATCTCCGGTAATAACGGGATGTTGAGCAATGCTGTGATCACATGTCCGGGTGAGTCAACGCCTATCCTTGTTGGGCATGATACACAAAGCGTCCAGAACATCACTATAGCTAACATTCACGATAATATTGGTGGTGGTAGTAGTGGCACTCCTGCTCCATTGATAGCATTCACTGGCAGTGCAGTATCCAATGTTACTGTTCGTGGAATAACAACATCACGCTCTCCTGTATTTCAAAGACTTGGCGTGGTAACAGATCTGACGGTTGATTTTACTCGCAAGGCAAGAATTTCATTTAATGCCGGGGCTGTTACTAAAGCTGACGTGGAAGGAATCACAGCAACAGTAACACCTTCTGCAACAGGTTTTACTATTGCATTCCCTAGCCACATTACCCAAAAAGCTGTAGATAACCTTGTTATTCGAATGCTTGGTGCCGGTCAAGTCAACATCGCTTCTATTGGAGCGAAAACAGTAACTTTTAACACTTATACCAACGGTGGTGCTGTGTTAAGTATGCTGACGGGAAGCTACACCTTTGATCTGACTCTCTTTAGTTAGAATAAGTCATAATAATATGAGCAATCTAAAATATACGGGCGTAACCGCCCGTGTATTTACTTAAATTTAAAAACAATGGCATCCTTGTAATAAAAAGTGTCAAACAGTGCGTCTGAATAAATTGTTTGTTTGTCATCTTTTCTCAAGAAAATTTCGTATTCCTCTGCAATCTTCGGTGCAGGGTATCCAGAAGAAATACCATACTGAGACATAAGGCTATATTTAAATCTATAGTTATTAAAGGCGGAAATAACCATGTATCTAGCCATGCCAAATGATTTAGTTACCCGCAAAGCATATTTTGGTAATCTTGGTTTGCCAGTTATGTATATGTTTTTGTGATCTGCGTTATAATGTTTGAAGTATACGCTAGCTATTTGCGTTGCTAAAAATCTATCATTTCTCTCAACCGCGTTCATCGCTCCTGATATGATGTATGAAAAAATAAAAGAAATGATAATCATAGCTGACGAACAGGTAGCTGTTACAGTTGAAGACCATCCAGTAGAAATATAAACCAAAAACATCATAATAATTGATGAAGCCATCATGGTTCTTGGTGCTATAGCTGGCCTCTCAAACATAGAAAGCGCCCCAAAAGAACAAAGAAACAAAATAAGGATAAACAGAACGCAATATAATGCTTTGAGTGAAAATCCAAATTTTTTTACGCATGAGGCAATTGATGCGGCAATTGCGACAAACCACAATGTTAAATAAAATCTTGGTGAATTATCAATCAAAAACCTAAAGTAATTTATAAAATTATTATAAACTCTCAAAGGGAATTCTTTATTTAATTGTAAAATCTTGGAATTGGATATTGCGTAGTCACTAAGGTGAGCTATTGGCATTACCAGCTTAGAATATACGACGTAGCTAACTACAATCGTCAAAGCAAGATAAAAAGCTAACTTTATGTCAAAGCGATCCCTGCGTAAATAATCATTAAATATTATACAAATAGACATCGCTATATATGCATTTATGGATGCCTGGTACAAGCTCAATGATGCAGTTAACATGGCAAAAGAGGTAAGCAGCATTATCCTGCCCCTGGGGCTTGCAATAGCTGCTAAAACAGCAAGCAAGAAAGATGCAGCCATCAATGCAGAGTCATGCCTGAATTGAATGTTTCCCACCCAAAAAGGGTTGCAAACTGGCAGAGAGCATATAAGAAAAACCTTCAGCCTGCTTGTGATATCCATTTGCACACAAAAGGCGTAGGCTGATGCGACTAATAATACCGATGACATTATTAGCGTTAAAGGGAAAACATCCAACAGCGACCCATCACCAAAGACATTTTTACCATTAGGGAATAGCGACATGGCGCTCATCATAAAAGATGCAAGTGGCCTGCCATTTTCCTCCCATCCTGAGTTTCCAGTGTCAGACCTTAGCCAGTCATCAACAAAGTAGTTGTTGTTAATGGCGAATGGGAGTATGAATAATATAGATAACAAGAATGACCAACTTAAAGACCACCTGTTTCTATAAACTCTATTTATATCAATCACGGTTATCCCCTTTTCTTTTGATAATAAAGCGAGGCCTGTTTTTTACCTCAATGTAAATTCTTCCGATGTACTCACCAAGAACGCCAATCCCTATAAGCTGAATTCCTCCCAGGAAGAGAATCGAAACCAGAAGAGAAGGGTAACCCCTTACCGGGTTTCCAAATGCCAGCGTATCAACAATCATCCATGCGCCATACATAAACGCAAAGCCAGCAACCACCAGGCCAATGTATGTCCACATTCTAAGTGGGAAGGTGGAGAAGCTTGTAATGCCCTCAAGCGCCAGGTTCCACAGTTTCCAACCATTGAATTTTGTGTTACCTGCAATACGTTCAGCGCGGGTGTATTCCACAATATCAGTGCGGCCGCCAACCCATGACAGAACGCCTTTCATGAACAGGTTTCGCTCTGGCAGGAGCTTGATGTTTTCCACGACATCCCGAGACATGAGTCTGAAATCACCTACGTTCTCTTCGATCTTCGGGTTACTGATTTTGTTATGCAGCTTATAGAACATTTCAGCGCTCTTGCGCTTCAGGCGACCATCAGTAGAACGATCTGTACGCTTAGCAAGCACCATATCTGCGCCAGCCTGCCAGCGTTCTATTAACTGAGGGATAACTTCAATCGGGTCCTGCAAATCGACGTCAATCGGAATCACTGCGTCGCCGGTGGCATGGTCCAGCCCTGCAAATAGCGCCGGCTCTTTGCCGAAATTGCGGGTGAAGGATAGGGGCACAACAAGCGGATCAGAAACGGCCAGCGCATTGATAATCGACTCTGTAGCGTCTTTGCTGCCGTCATTGATGAATACTATTTCTACCTCAAACGATTTGAGTGGTTCATATTCTCTGACGGTTTTATAAAAAATAGGGATTGTGTCTTCTTCATTGAAGACCGGAACCACGAGTGAAATCTTCATTTTGCTTCCCTGAAGACGATGTATTTCGAATAGATAAACCCGCACACAAGGCTTATAGCTGAGAACACGACCAGTGTCACAACTGGCGGGAGAGAGCATTTATCAGCGGCCCATCCAACAGCTGCGCTAAGCGAGCCCATGAAGCCCACGTAAAGCATATAGCGCGACGTGGTTGTGGAACTGTTGAACGTAAAGCGAGCATTAGCGAAGAAACTGAAACTGACCGCAACAACGAATCCACTGAAGTTAGCCAGAGCCTGGCTGGTTCCCAGTGCATAGAAGCACGCGGCAAATACCACCCAATGGATTAGCGTATTGAGCACGCCTATCGAAGTGTATTTCGCAAATAACTTAAGCACTTTTTCATCCATAAAAACAAAAATAATACTTTATCACCTTTAAGGTAATTTCGTTAAGAGCAATCTGAGGTAATATTATCCGTATGTGGTTTATTGTGTATTATGGACTCACTAACTAAGGGGGTTCTTATGCACATTAAACGGTGGTTCCAATGTCAACCACGATGACAGCAGACACGCTAAATCAGTCTCTTAGCATTGGCGCGCTGGCTTCTGTATTGGCTGGAGTGCCTCCGGAGGTGGCGTTGGGAGCGCTGGCAGGCGCGGTAATATTTGTTACATCGGCAGTTGAGTACCCCATAAAAAGGCGGGTACTGCTGGCTGTTCTCAGCTTCCTCTGTGGCCTTCTTTTTTACAAAGCGACAGCGGCCATTCTCATTGGCATTGCCAGCCTTATTCCGACGATTACGCGGGACTCGTTTGAAAAAGGGATAGTGTTCGCCGCTGGCGCTTTCGTCTCGTCCATTGTGGCTGTACGCATTGGCATCTGGCTCTATCACCGTTCTGAAAATCCACGCGACCTGATCCCGGGGAGAAAAGACGATGACCAGCCCTGAAGTACTGCTCCTGCTTAACGCCATAATCTGCGCGGGTATCGCCATCCGTGTCCTGCTTTTTCGCCGGGAAGGTGCCCGCCACCGCTGGTGGGGCGGCTGGCTTGCCTATGTCGTGATTGTTGTGGCCGCCAGCGTCCCCGTGCGGACCTTCTACGGCTATTACATCCTCCCTGACTGGTCCGACGTAATTATCAAAGCGGTATTTCTCGCAGCTTTGATAAAGACGAAAGGCAATGTCGTTCAGATTTTCAAAATATCGAGGTCCCAACATGGACATTAAAACTTTTAAGAAAGCTGCTGGCATTTCTCCTGAGCTGTCGGCGCGCTGGCATCCGCATATCGTCGCGGCGATGGCTGAGTTCGGCATTACAAAGCCGGTTGATCAGGCAATGTTCATCGCGCAGGTCGGCCATGAAAGCACCAGCTTTACCAGGCTGGTGGAGAGCTTCAACTACAGCATCGCAGCGCTTAATGGTTTTGTCCGGGCTGGCCGGTTAACTCAGGATCAGGCCAACACGCTGGGCCGCCGCACGTATGAAAAGGTACTGCCTCTTGAGCGTCAGCGCGCGATCGCAAATCTGGTTTACAGCAAGCGTCTCGGTAATAACGCCCCGGGTGATGGTTGGAAATATCGCGGACGCGGGCTCATCCAGATCACCGGGCTCGAAAATTATCGCGACTGCGGCGCCGCGCTGAAACTCGACCTTGTGAGCACGCCGGAACTGCTTTCCGATGACTCCAGCGCAGCGCGCTCTGCGGCATGGTTCTATGCCAGCAAAGGCTGCCTGAAATATCCGGGAGATTTGCTGCGCGTCACACAGATCATCAACGGCGGGCAGAACGGTATCGACGACCGGCGTGCACGGTTCGAAGCGGCCCGCAGGGTGCTGTGATGATGACATTTATCCGGGCATGGTGGAAACCGTTGCTGTTTATAGCACTGCTCGCGACGGCATTTTATTACCGGACGGCGCTCACAAAAACTGAGGCATCTTTAACCGAAGTTAATCGTGAATTAAAACTGGCTAAAGATGATATAGCGGACATGCAGCGTCGCCAGCGCGACGTCGCGGCACTCGATGAGAAATATTCTGGAGAACTGGCAGATGCTCAGGGTAAGATTGATCAGCTTGAACGTGATGTTGCTGCTGGCCGTCAGCGGCTGCGCCTCAACGCAACCTGCGGAAAGAACGCAACTGCCAGCACCACCGGCATGGATGATGGCACCGGCCCCAGACTTACTGACGCCGCTCAACGGGATTATTTCACCCTCAGGGAGCGAATAGAGACCGTCACCAGCCAGCTCAATGGACTTCAGCAATACGTCCGCGATCAATGTCTGAAATGACAGCTAAGCGGGGCAGTTTCTCCTGGTAACGGTATTGATGTCGGTATTGGTTTTATTTTCTTTTTTTATCTTTATTCAAATTCAATCAGTTAACCATCGTGCCTATAATTATGACGC